GGAAGCCGGATAATACCCAGGCTATCCGGGGTGACCTTTTCGGTTTGGATCGAACCCCAAATATCAAAGCCGGTTTCCCGCACCCCTTCCAGGGCATAGTATAAGTATTGCAGGTAATAGTGGAGGCTCTTGCCCTTAGCTGCAAGATGGCCCTGGATTACACTATCAAGGTTTTCGAATATCATTAGCTGGAATAGTCTTTATTGTCTACCACTTTGTCTGATTCAGGGCGGGGTGCCAGGATTTGAACCACCTGCTGAATGACCTGCATTTCCTGGTCGGTATTGATGGGCAAGGGTTCAAACTCATCGTACTGGTCAATATCCAGGATGATCAGTTGCACAAATACCTCAGTAGTGCCCAGGCTTATCAGGTCTCGGGTGAAGATCACTTCACGTCCTTGTACCTCGTAACCTGTTTTGGATTGGAGTATTCCGGCAACATGACCCTGGAACATGGCGTACTGGCCCGACTGCATGGGTATAAAGGGATTGTTGAAATCAGTCATGGGTGCTATTCGCCAGACCCCCATATTGCGGGGTAGGGAAACCGGATAGGCGGGTAAGGTCAGTTTACATACCCGCTGGTAAGGTGCTAAGGGCACATCCTCGTAGGAGGCAATGAAGGTGGGTGAAGTATGCCGGTCATTTTCATTAAGATTCAGGAACCGTTCTGCTTTGATCAGTTGGTTAATGACCTGACCAATCAGCAGAAAGATTTCGCGCTCATCCGTTTCAATTTCAGCCCCCAGGTCACCGCCTTTGAGAAGCCGTAGTATTTGTTCGGCCAGTTTTCCTTTGGTGGTCATTAGCCGTCAATTTGAAGTTTATGGGAACTGGATTGGTGGGACCACTGATCGCGCAGGTGATTACTCAACCATTTAATAGCCTCCTGGATAATTACGGTTTGGCTACTGTCCAGCCATTCCAGGTCGGTACTATTGGCCGGATCGTATGTTACGGTCCGATTATTCAGGGTATAAGCAAATAATGGTTTGGTCGGCCTTCTCAGGTAATAGGAGCGCCCTTCAAAAGGCACTTCCGGGAAGAATTGCAAACGTCCTTTACCATTGTAAATAGCGACCGGGCGGGCAACAGTTGGTGTGGTGATCTGGCTGGATAAAGCCATTGGTAGATCATTTTCACTCATCACTTTGACCCTGACAATACGACTGCTGTTTTTAACCAGGATGGAAAGGAAGTGCTGGTAGTCGGAAGGGTATTGTAAAATACCCGAAGAAGTTTGGGTCTTGTCAAAGTTGATCTCCTGGATAAATGGTGATAGCTCATCTTCGATCTTTTGGGTTTTACCGAAGGCTATCCGGGGTGTGGGGTTTGGTCCGCTGGGATATTCCTGGGGATCGGAATACAGATTGGTGAAGCGAGTCATTTGTGCTTCATCCAATGCCTGATCAATAAGTTCATGGGACACATGACCCCATTGAACATTGTTGAGTTGTTGCAGTATGCTTTGGTGGACCTCTTGAATAGTCATTGTGAAATGAATTAAAGAGGTTGGTTGCCGGAAGCATTACTGCAAATATGTGTCAATGGGACCGGGTACCATCAAAAAAATAGGGAGATGAAATTAATTTTAATTGTTAGCAGCAACCGGCAGATATATTGGTAAGGTTAAAACTACATAATCTAATAATGTATGCAGGAGAATTAATTTGGTATTCTCAATAAGCCCTGAGTAAATAATTTTTCAATAGTGGATTTAATTTGATCTCTATCATCTGACAGTTGGAGCATCTTTTCAAAATCTAATACATTCGTTTCTTCGCTGTATATATAGTCAATAAGCGGGTTCATTGAAGGAGGTAATTTTATCAAAGTCCTGGGTGCAGTCAAAAAAGTAACTGTTTCAGTTTTCTTTATGTGAATTGGTGTTCTTGATTTTACAACGTCATTCTTAGATATTTCTGAATATTGATTTGAGAAGATATGATAGGGGTAATTAAATACTGTGCGATTTTTCATTTTTGAAATTCGCCATTGCATAAAAGAATCATAAATGTCTTGACTTTCCATAATTTGGGAAAAGGAAGAAGCCATTTTTTTAAGGTATTCTTTAGATTTCTCTTCAGATGCTGTTGTTAATGGGAATGCACTTCGAAATAGTGGTATTTCCCTGACTTCATTGGATAACCAATTTAAAAAGTCTATCCCTGTTCGTACAAAAATTGCCAATGTCAAATGAACAGATAAATCATTTCCCTCCGCAATTACTTCGTGCCAGTGACCTTTAGGTACATATAAAACATCACCTTTTTCAAGAATGCAATCTAGGTATAGCTCATCTTCTGGCGGCTTATCATTGATCGCGTGACTTTTCAAATGAAAAAGGGGCTGCTCGATAGTTGCAGGATATACTTTCCAGCGCTTTTTACCATAAAGTTGTATAATGAGGAAGTCGTGCGTATCATAATGCAGGCCAAATCCTCTTATTGAGGGATATGAAATATATAGGTTGGAACGAGTATTCTCTCCAAGTTCACTTTCGATTGAGTCATGAAGCCTACCCAATTTAATATTTGTCCGATCAAAGTCTTCTGCGATTAGTGTTGCACCATTCTGTGTGTTTTGAACAATATCAAACGTATCACTGAAGTTAACGGGTTGTCGATCTTTAAACATTCTGAAACTACTTTTCAGATCCTTGGAAGTAGAGGTGTTCAAAGTGTCATTAATGTCTTGCCAAGTTATTAAACTATCAAATTTGGTTGGTACTCCTTTTATGAGGTAGGCTTTGTTATTGTAGATGTTTTCTGTGAACTCGCGTACTGTTAGAGGGTTGATAAGCTCTTTGAATGATTGCATATTTGGAATTTTGCATAAGGAAAAACAGAAGGGAAGCTACTTTTTTTCACTTTCCTTCTGTAAGATGAATTGTGGATATTTAGCCTTGTGATTCTCCACCGCCTCCACCGCCTCCGGTTTCGCTTTCTCCACCATATTCACAGGCATAATTACCAAATCTGTTGGCAAATTCCCATTTAGAAATTGTCTCTGGAAATTTAGTCACCTCGACATTGGAGGTTGTTGATGTTATCCCAATCATAGTATTTGAGATTTCAAATTTACACCTACTCTACTTGATTTTCGGTTTCCTCAGTCATACTCTTTTGTTAGGATTTTCTGACTTTCGCTCCATTTTCTTTGTTATTATAAGTTGTGTCTTACAATATCGGAATTTAATCTTTAATACACCGGCATGAATAGCCAAAGTATTTATCCCAAATTAAGGGGTTTAAGTATTTATGATCATATTCAAGGAGTACTGAAAATGCCTCACTGGAATTTTTACTGCTGTTGCTCCAGAATCCTGCTATTCGCCCAGGATAATCCCCCTCATTTGGTAAAATGCCTTGAAATATTCCAGCTGGGAATGCCGAAAAGTCACATGAATTTGTTGCACCGGTATTTGGAGGTTCCCATAAATTGGTAACTTTCATCTTACCACCAGCCAAGGGCCATCCTCCTAGATGGGTTGAAAGTGTTTCCCATTCACTTTCAGAGGGTATGTGCCATCCATTAGGACATAAGTTTCCAGTATTTACCGCATACCAATTATATAGTAAGCCTTGAACTCCATCAAAGACACCCTGAAAATTTTCATCATAAAAGTGCTCATCGTAGTCAAAATATTTACCAGATGTGGCTGCCGCCCATTCAATACCATCTGTAAATATGCCGATACTCCCACCGTTATTGTAACGCTTAGTACCCAAATTTTCACCCATCCAACATTGATTTCCAATTTTTACAACCGGATACACGTGCCCATCAATATCGGCCACTGTAGCTGGACAAACGATACATTCATCAATATTGTTAGCCATCACGCTGTAGCAGGTGTCAAAGGCTTCATCATAATATATCCATTGAGCAGTTAGCGCACTGATATTAGCTGCATTACCAAAGACTGATAATCTCTTTTCAATAAATTTATAATATCGCGACATATTTGAGAAAAAGGGCAAATGAGGTAATTCCTGCTTCAAACAAGATGTTATATTCTCTACAAAATCCATAGCGGCCCGTGAAGCTAACTGAACGCCTGACGCTCCATTGATATTGGGAATAGTATTAACATAATCATATATATCTAATGTGAGTTGGTAAATACAATCCTTGTTTCCCCCTAATTTTAAGTTTGGTAAGAAAGGTTCAAGAATATAAATAGCTATTTGCTTGCAATTTGCGAATAAGGCCTTATCATATTCATCACTACCATCATCATAGCCAATTAAGCCAGTCCTCATTTTTAATTCAAAATCTCCGTCACCCTCCATCCTGAATTCCTTTACCAATTGAGTACCAGTACCCCATCCACCACCACTTAAAATATCTGAAATGGAGTTAGGGTAAGCCTTTACACCCTCTACTAAAAAGTCTTCAATCAATATCTGGTCCTTGTAAATGCCGACTGCTGTTGTAAATAGTTTACCATCGTTGTAAAACTTAAGATCCCGTCCGTTCTGATTAAATAGAATAGGGGGTTCGGTTACCATTGTCTTAAATGACCCTGCATTTATTAAGGCGTTCTTTAGTTCATTAACCAGTGCAGTATTTGTTGTGTCAAATAAATCCATACCGGCTTCTACACTGAGTCGCACTTCCATTTCCAGGTTTACCAGTTCGGCATCTTCCTGGACCTTTTTTATAAGGGCTTCTTTTCCAGTTTGGGAAAGAGATAGAGCAATGGGGGTATTCATCAACAAGGCCAGGGCCGTTGATTTAACTGATATGGTAGTAGTGGTTTGACCAGGAATATTATAACCCATCATCAAAACCTTGCCTTCAGTATTAGTTAGCATTGTGGTATTGTAGGCTTGTGTGAAGGCATCAATATTATAGGTGCTTTGAGATACATTAGTTTCTGCAATTGGGGAAAGTACTTTTAAGGTATTCAAACTGATCGCACTGCCGGAAGGCAACTCAATATGACCAGTGATAGGTTCTGGTTTAACAGGAGTCTCGGATGGAGTTGCAGTACTATTTTTACTATCCTTTTTACATCCTGCTAGATAAAGGCTTAAGGATAAAAAAAATAGGAATAAAAGATGCGGTGTTTTCACGGGATTTTATTTATTATAAAAATAGTTAATTCCATTGTTCAGGCTTCTGTTTGATGTAGGGATTTCTTATAGCTATTTGTGTCTATTATCACTAACGACACAATTATTTCTAAGAAAAAACCGCCCCGAAGGGCGGCAACTTATGAGGTATGATATTGATACTTCAATACAAACTATGCGTTGTTCCTGAATGGTCTTTATAGACCAGGGCCGATTGATCCGTAGAATAATACAGAAAGTTATTAGGTGCAGCACTGTCAGTTGAAGTCGGCATTATAAATACCAAATCTTTGGGAGGGTATACTGCCCAATTATTATTGGTGGTTCCATCTTTCAGGTAATAGCTTTCATGGGTCCCGGAAATGACTACCACCATACCATTGACCCGGAGGTCATTGGGTATGGCATCCCGGTGGGCCAGGGTTGGTACCTGGTGTAAACCACCCCAACCAAAATCCGAATAATGAGTAGGGTAGGTGTCCTGGGGGTCATTGCGAACAATAGGTGCGATGATGGCCGTACCGGTGCGATTGCCTTCAACTACTTCCTGTACGCTTAGTGTTACAGTATTTGAAGCAACAGTTCCTTCCGAATTATAAACCTTTACCCGGTATTGATAGCCATTTTCAACGAGCGTGGCCGTCAGGGTATAAGTGCTTTCGGTAGCCCCTGAAATATCAGCCCATCCCGATCCGGTATTCAACACCCATTGATAAGAGGGGGCGGGGCCTCCAGTTGCAGCAACTGTAAAGCTAACTGCCGTATTTTCAAAGACAGATTGCGAAGCTGGCTGCGTGGTGATCTGCGGGGCAAAGGGTTCTGAGGTCACGGTAAGGTCTGCTTCATCAGAAGTCACACTTCCCTCACTATTGGAAACGTTAGCACGGTACAGGTTCCCATCATCGGCTAAGGCAGCAGTAAAGGAATAAGTAGAAGATGTGGCCCCGCTAATATTGGCCCAACCTGATCCGGTATTCACTTCCCATTGATAAGCAGGTGCGGGGTTGCCGGTTGCAGCCACCGAATAAGTGGCCGTATTGTTTTCAAATACCGTTTGGGCGGCAGGCTGGTTGGTGATCTGCGGGACACTGAGGGCTGCGTTTACACTTAGGTTGACGGCATCAGAATACAGACTGCCTTCCGTATTGTACACCCGCACGCGGTACTGGTTACCGTCCTGAGACAGGCTGGCCGTGAAGGTGTAGGTAGCAGAAGTCGCCCCGGATACTTCAATCCAGGAAGAACCCGAATTGACCTCCCACTGGTAGGAAGGTGAAGGTTCTCCGTTGGCTGTCACGCTAAAGCCTACTGAATTGCCCTCGGTTACCGTCTGATTGGTGGGTTGGGCCGTGATCAGCGGAGGGGCGTTAGCGGATTCCACAGTAAGGGTTGCAGGATCAGATGTGTCAGCACCAACGGAATTTGAGGCAATAACCCTATAGATATGCTGATCCTGTGAAATGGTTGGAGTATTATAATAGATACTGTCAGTGGCCCCGCTCAAAGTAGTCCAAACCAAACCATCAAAAACTTCCCAGGAATACACCAGATCAGGGAATGCCGGAGGCGCGTAGGAACGAAAAGTCACCTGATCTCCTTCGGTGATGGTCTGATCCTGGGGGTGGGTTATGAACTGCGGAATAGAGCCTACGGAAACGAAATTCGCTTTTTCGGAAAAATCCTGGTCGCTTGTTTGAGAATTACTCCCGATAAAACGGAGTGTAAATACTTTAGCTGAATCCGAACTATCAAAGGTCAGGTCTACAATGGAGTCATTATAGGTAGCTGTCACTATACCATCTTCAACGATCTCAAAGGTGCGCACATCAATATCCTGGGAAACATCAATCAACTGAATGGTGGTTCCTGGTACAACCCCAAAAGGGGAAGTCTGGACTTCACCATTTAGAAGTACCTGGAAATCGGCTTGCGCCTCTATAGGAGCAATCCCCTCCATATCAAAAGCACCGGCATCTGAAGTAGTATCCCTGGTATAATGGCGGTTATCCAATTCCGGCATCAGGCTTTGTTCTCCGAAATCACGCGCCCCGGACTCCAGGCCGTCTATAGCTGTAGTTTTTAGGTGCCAGTTTTCCACATTGGTCAGGTAGTTTGAGGGATCATTTTCCCGGAACCCGATGGCGTTGTCATTGGTCACATTGTAGTCGAAATACAGGGTATTCAGCTCCTGTCCTTCATCCGTCATTTTAGTCAGTCCGGTATAATAACCGTTCAGTACCCCTTCACCGATCCATACCGCCCGGCTTGGATTATGATTATGGTGGTATTGGTTGTAGTCCGCAAAAAGGTTCTGACCGGGCACCAGGTCAGGCGTTCCGCTCAGGTTGATAAAACCAATCGTAAGGTAATTATCCGAACGTACAATGTTGTTGTAGAAAAACAGTGAGTCAATGCTGTAAAGCTTGAAAAGATAACTTCTGTTCTGATCCCTGCCGTAGTCAATAAAGGTGTTGTTTGTTATCCGAACCGAACCATTACCATCTATATATAAAATGTCACCGGTGTTGTTGATGGTAAAGTTGTTTTCAATTTCAATATAACCGTCCCCGTGAGGGCTTTCCTGGGAAAAGTAAATGATGGAAGAGGGGTTGGACGGGTTACCGCTACCACCCCCGAAAAAGGTATTCCTGCGGATGAAGGTACTGTCGGAACTGTTAACCGAAATTGCGTTGCGTGTGGCGTTAAAGAACGTACAATCCTCAATGATAAAGTTGTTGGCTTCCTTCATTAAGATGTGAGAGGTGCCTTCTTCGTTTGGTGAAGTGGCCGAGGTGGAAAACGTACATTTTCGGATGGTCACATTGAAAAGCTTATCCAGGGGATCAGGTGACCCTAGGCGGTAGCCCCCGTATTCACAGGAGGAAATAATCACGTTTTCAAAAAGGATATCCTTCACGTTATTGATAATCCGACAACCCACGTACCCGTTTCGAATGGAGGCATTGGTAAAGGAAAAGTTTGACATTTCCAGGGGATCTTCCGAGGTGTTGTTTCCGGTGATGTACAGGTGAGCCGAATTCCCATAGGTGCCAAAATCCGGATCGTAACCATCCGGTTCGGTATTCCGCAGGTTCACCCGGTCAAAATGGACGTTCACCATATTGGAAATGCGCAGGCAGTTATTGGCCGTATCGCCACCATCAATAAATACATTATTACCCAGGCCACGCACATCCAGGCGGTAACCGTTGGTGAGGTAATCGCTGTTGCTTTGGGTGCCGTAGTTGATGATCACCACCCTTTCATAGTAGACCCCGTTTTCAATGTTGATCTCGGTGTCTTCAGTCAATCCACCGTTTAAAAGGGCATCGTCAATAGCGGCCTGGATGGTGGTAAATTCTTGTCCGGTATTTACATTATGGACCTGAGCGAGTAGGCCGAACGGGAGCAGTGCTCCTGTCAGCAGAAGTAATTTTCTCAAAGTTAATTAGGATTTAGTTAAGGATTTCGAAGGTTATGTCGCTGTTCTGTTGCGAATTGGAGCGATAAAAAACGTAGTCGGAAGTCTCACCGGAAGCGTTACGGAAACTTTGAACATTGCGCACAAATGCGCCGGTTGCTTTAAGGCCGTTTACCCAAATTTGAATATCGTTTTCCGGGTCCAGGGCTTCTTCGAGAATGATATAGAAGTAGCAGGAACCACAGTCGTTGATGGCCGTTTTGTCCAGGAGTGTGTGGACTTTTCCGGGAGGGGAAAATTCCTGCTGCATGGCGTGGATTTCTGCTTCGGTAGGGGAAAGAGAAGAAGCAAAGCCCCAATACATTTTTCGGGCATAGGCAATGGTGAATACATCGGATGCACTTTTGCCGTCAGAGGTAGTAGCTGAGAGTGTAAAAGCGGATTCCTGGTTGCTGGTCCAGGACAGGTCAGCCGTTCCGTTTACCGTGGCACCCTGGGCCGGTTGAGTAAAAGTGAGGGGTGTTCCGTTAATGATAAGCTGGTTTATGCTTGAGGTGGTAGCCGCCCTGGTCAGGGTCCAGTTAAAGGTTCCGGTTTGAGTAGAACCATCATCATATTCCAATGTCCGGTCGGCCCCTGTAGTGACCCCGGAATAAGATAATGTCAGGCTGACAGAAGGGGGTTCTGATGGGTAGAACACCTCTTCGATCCAGGCTCTCAGATCATCGGTGCCAGGGTTTACACCTTGCAAGCCATTTACCGCCAGGGTAATGGGGCGGTTACCGTCAAAGCTGACCGATCCACTGCCATCACCTGCGGCCTGATCTACATAAGCCTTATCCACCAGGGAGCGATCAGTATATCTTTCGGAATAATCCCCGCCATATTCAAAGACACCTCCGAATTCAGACGGGTTTGGAAGGCTTAAAACTGCACGGTTATCCTGGATGCGAAAGGTGGCATCCAAGCCTTCGTTGGGAATGTACTGACGATGGTAGAATCCATCCAGGCCCGCCTTAAAACTGGCTGATTCCGCTTCATCGGTATGCAGCAGGTTGACATTGGTTTCAATACCGGCCTGGGTGACCTGGAAGTGTGACCCGTAAAAATCACTAACCGCCTCCGGCTGATTGTAGAACCAGGAAAAGGAGTTGTCCCCCTTATAGGATGATCCGGCATTTCCGATGATCTGGAGGTTGAAGGTTTCCAGACTGGCAATAAGACTATCCAGGCGGTTTTTGGCGTTCCACCAATCTGAGCTTGTACCTGTGGTGTTGGTTTCAATCAGGGCTGATACGATGAAGCGGCCTCCCGGTTGAAAGGAATAATCTTCGGCCAGACGAAGACCCCCGGAAGATGCAGTTTGCAGGCTATCTCCATTATCAACCACTTGTTGCAGGGATAATCCCGTCCCTAGCTCACCGGCTGTATAAAGGTTCCAAAGGGAGTCCACTTTCAGGCTGTCAGCTTGGGTAAAGCCACCGGGGACTGATGTAAATTCACCGCCCTGCCATGCGGCCAGTAGTTCTCCTACTTCTTCACTGGAGTATTTCCCGGTCCTGAAAGCCGAAAGCTTAACCAGTTCCGTAAAGGTGACGGTATCCGTAAAGGCTTGCTTTTGGGTGTAGATGTAACTATTCGGGTTTTCCCCTTCCTTGTACTGCTCAGGCTTATCAACCTGGGCGAGTACAAGGGGAGAGGTCAACAAGGTTAGGGTCAGGTAATAATATTTCATAGGATGTGGAGGTAGGCGGTTTTGTTTTGCTCGGTGGTAAAAGTGATCGTGTCGGATTCCGTTTCTTTCTCGGTTCCTTCCAACAGGGTCAGGTCACCGGCATTGGAGCGCAGCCAGATCAGGTTTAGCGGTACCCCTTTCAGGTTAGCCAGGGTAAACTCACGGCCACGGACTTCCACGCGGGTACCCTGCATGTGCCATCCTTTTTGCAGGTAGACGTAATGCGCCCCGGTGTCTTTTTGAATGCACCGTTGCCATACTTCCGGCTTCAGGGCCAGGCGCTCTTCCAGGTCAGCCGCAATGAGGTTTTTGTCCAGTACCCCTATTCCCGTATATTCTATTTGCTCGGATACCTGGATCATTCGGTGGTAAAGGTTATAGTGGTGTTGGACTTACTTTGAAAGGGGGATCGGTAGCGGTAGAACTGCACGTTGAAATTGGAGTCCAGGCCGTCTGAGGTTACTTCCACCAGGGTTTCACTTTTCAGGAAGGTTCCCAGGCCAAAATTGTTACTATCCCGAATGGCCGATAGTGGTCCTGATTCTTTGGGACGGAAGAAATACATATAACCGTTCGTACCCGCGTATGCTATGGCAACTTTGTTGTCGGTAAACAGTCCGGTAGACAGGTTCTTGTAAGCATTATACCCCTGAAGGTCAGGGTGTGCATTGAAACCGTATAAATGCGGCACTATGAAGTTCACTTCAGTCCACGGACTGAATATTTCAGCGCCACCATCCGTAGTAGCCTTAATGCGGAATTTGGTGGAATGGATCAGGTTCACAACCTCGTATTCAATGGGCGTATTGGCCGGGTAATCATTGGGTACAATAGTCTTTAGAGGTAGATCATTTTCATCCAATACCTGGATACTGGCAATGTCGTTCTGATCATTAGGTCTTAGCGTACCCGTAATGGTAAAATCCTGGGTTACGCCCCATTGGAAAGTTTTGTGCCCGCTAATAGAGATCACGGCAGGTTGGGCCGGGAATAAGAGCGCCTCCAATCCCTCCAGGACATTAGTTGCTCCACTTTCGGTAAATATGTTCCGTCCGGAAAATGCAGAAGCTTTTAAAGGCCGGTCCCAATCAAAGGCGTGATCATGGGGAGCGGGGATAAAGGAAGCCGGTTTATTTAAGATGTCAGCCCATTCTACAGCACCACCCCCTCCATTGGCTACGGAGCTTAACAGGTAATCGTCAAAGGAATTCAGGTGCCCATAGGTGTACTCTACCTTAGTCCTGTAGTTAAGCAGGAACATCATCTGATCAAACAGCAACTCTATGTCCTGGGTATTGCCTACCGTGATCCGGTAGTTGATATGGGTCAAAAGGGAAAGAGCCGTGCGGTAATCCTGGGCCAGTTGCAAACTGCCAAACGAGCCTGCCTGCCCTTGCAAGTAGGTTCTGAAGGCATCCACCTTGGCGATGATCTCAGGTAAGGTAGGTATCTGGATCACACTCATAGCCGGATGGATTTTAAATGAGTCAGCCTTTGCCTTAGCCAGGGCTTTTGGTTGTTGGAATAGACCGTGTTCACCGTCAGGTCAATATGGTAGGCTGTATGATAATAACCCCCGTCTGCCAGGAGGTCGAAGTTTTGAGCGGAGCCTTGCAGAGAAGTGTTGACGTTCTCCAGCTCTGCGCTCCAATTACGTTGGATGGTGGTTAAGGTGTGACCGGGTTGGGTATATTGGGTTTGATCGGAGACTTCCAGTTTAGGGACTGTCACATCCGACTGATCCCGGATGATCAGTTCATTCGGTGTCAGTGGACTAAAATCAAATTCAATTTGTTCAGCCTCAATATCTAGGGTAGGAGTGACGGGATTGCTATTGTCGTTTGACAGTTCCAGGTCATATTCCAGGACCCCACCACCCGTATCAAATACCAGATCACCGGGGTTGAGTTCTACCCCGTTCAGGTCCAGGTTGAGATCAGGGTTCAGAATGCCACCCCCTTCGGTTAGTGTATCCGCTACAGCCCTGGAAATCACAAAGCGGTATTGCCCTTGCAGAAAACCACCATCAATACGCAATGGAGGTGTAATGGTGGTACTGTTCTCATTGGGGTAAAGCATGGGAGCCGTAACCGAACCGTAATGGAAGGTGCGGCCATTAGGATAAGTTACGACTGCCCAATACTTATACTCAGAGGAACGGTTACCGCTCGATAGTTCCAATGAGATTTCAGAGGTGTTAAGGAAGGTTATATTCAGGTAAGGCATAGGTAAGCGAAAAAGAAGCCCCGCCACTTAAAGCGGCAGGGCTGTCCGGCAACCAACCAGATTATTTTTTAGCTTTTTTCTCGGTGATCAGGGCTTTGAGGTCTTCGTAGACTTTGGGGCCGTTCTTATGGTTCTTGATAAAGGATACGAAGCCGTCCAGGTGATTACCCTGGCCCGATTGCCGGGGAATGGTCACGATCTCGTCTTCGGTGGCCGCCCAAGTAAACTTGCGGGTCTGGCGCGAATACGTCACGATCCCCGCCTGGGTAGCATACTTGATGTCGGCCCTGATCTTACGGTCCTCGGACTTATTGAGGGTCATAAACTGTTCCGGTGATTGTTCGGCCATATCGCCAACGATGTTCCGCAGCACTTCTTCATCCTGGGTTTCGTCCTGGTTCAGTCCGGCCACAAACTCCCGTAGTTCAGCCGGTGACATTTCAGCGGCTACGTTCATGGCTTCGCGTTTCAGGCTACGTTGTTTATTGCTTTCCTCAGCCTTTGCGCCCTCGTTCACCAGTTCATAGATAGCAGCCCGGTTGCTGTCCCGCTTGGTATTATCTGCCCGGAAATTGGATAGCATCAGGTAGGTGTAAAGATCACGGTGACGAAGGTTATTTCCACTGAGGGTAATATGTCCGGCAGCCTCCTTTTCAAACCATATTTCGCCAAGGAGCGGGGAATTATCCTGTCCCACGCCTACGATGTAAGCTATAGAAACAGCATCCCCGTCCTTTGAAGTGGGATCAACGATGGTGTCTTTGACCGGCACGTTACGGGCTGATTTCACAATAACTTTTCCCTTATTGTGCGGGTCATTTCGCATACCTAACAAGCGGAATACTGCGATCTCATCTTTCCCTAAGCGGGGGAGCTTGTTCGGGTCATTAAATGTGTTGACTTTCGAATCTTTAATTGTGATCATGTTGCTTGTTATTATCCGTTATCCCATTTGGCGAAAAAGTCCGCGCCAAGGATCTCAAGACCCATAGTCGCGTAATAGGTGATTTTCCATTTTTTCTCATCAGAGGTTGCACCACCAGGGGCATAGGCACCGGTGTTTACCTCTTTATAGCGGCTATCTGAGCCGAAAGGCATCATGTAGCGCAGGCGGCAGTAGTCCATTGATGAACCGTCCACTGTCTTGATCTTTCCTTCGGGTACAAAGAAGGCCTCGTCCTGGAAGCCAGCCGAACCCGTGAAGTTGAAGACGTTCTTGTGATCAAGTGCAGGCAGGTATTTCTTGTGATAGGTCCTGGAGAAAATGCGGAATGAGTCCATTCCTAAATCCAGGTCACGACCATCCACGGAAAAACGTGCGTTTTTCAGGTCCGGTGTAGAGCCTAATCCTTGTAAAAACTCATCAAACTCAATGTTTTTATTGCCGCCCACATACACGCAGTATTCACGAGGGGCACGTCTTTTATTGAGTTCCTTTTCAAAGGCTTTGAAATCAGCCAGCGAGACAACCCCACCCGTGTTGAGAGACTGGTTGACCCCAAAATCCTCAATGTACTGGTTCATACCCCTGGTGGTCTGAACGGGGTTGCCGTTCTTGTCCGTTAGAGTCGGGTTGGCACTTTTGAAGTTCTGGTCACTGATCCGGGAGGTGAAAAGGCCAAAGCCAATATCCGCGCGAAACTTCATTAGGGCTTCGTGCTGACCCTTTACCATGTAAAAGTGAGAACCTTTGTATTCGGTTTCTACCTTCGAACCACCTTCAATGTCGGTGATTTCATAGGCTCCGTCAAAGCTTTGTACCTGGTTCCAGAACTTGGTTTGCCCTTTACGGAAGGGAGCAGGGCCGCTGGCCCCTTCACCGGAAGCATTGGACACAAAGGAAAGCTTATCGGTAGCCGTTACGGTCAGGTTGGAACCGTCCACGGATTTTATCGTGATCTCGGTGTCGTCCTTGGTGATGATGTAACCCACCATTTTATCATTGAACAACACGAGGTTCCCTTCGCGGCAATCGTTTTTGGTAGCTGCCGTGAGTTCCAGCACTACCGTATTGGAAAGGTTACCACTGGTTACTGAAGACACTTCACCAATACCGTACAACTCTTCGTTCACGAATTGGTGATAGTCGGGTTGGTGGGTCACGGTGGAACGTCCGGTCATTTCCAGGATGTCCAGGAAAGTAGATTCTTCGTTAGTGATGTTCAGCACCTTATTGAGAATTTCCCTTTGATCCAGGAACTCAATAGAGCTGACGTACTGTTTATTTACTTTTTGAAAAGGCATAGATCAGGTATAAGGACTTGTTATTTTGATTTTTTCTGAAAGGCACCGAGCAGACCCTGAATGGAAGCTGTGTTGGCTTCGTCCGGTTTTTTCCGGTTACCCAGGGTAGAGTTCTTCAGGTCACCGTCAACAATCTCCTGGGTAGCCAGGGATTTGCCGTAAGCAATCAGGTTTTCTTCAAATTTGGAAGGGTCCTGGGCATAAGCCGACACTTTGAGAAAACTATCCCAATTCACCTGTCCATCAGGTAAAGCGAAGGCTGAATAAAACTTGTCAGAGTCCAAAGCCGCTTCTACCAGGGCTTGTGGGTTTTCTACGTTCAGGCTGTGAGGGTTTTGACCTTTCAGGGCGAACGACAACTTTTTGTCTTTCAAAAGCGCCTTGATTTCCGGGCGTTCATTGACTAGGGATTTGAACTCTTCCTGCTGGCGTTGCAACTGCTCCTTTTGGGTTTCCTGGTCTTGGTTATTCTCTTTGGGAGCGGCCAGAAATTCCTTTTGACTTTTCTTATGTTCTTCGCGCAAACGGGTAGCTTCAGCCGCCATCAGTTCTCGGCCTATTTCCACATCGTCTTCGCTGTACTCTTCTGTATCCAGGCTAAAGCGGTTGGTGACCTGATCGGTATAGAGCTTGTTGATCGCCTTTTCCGAAAGGGAAGGGTTCTTTTTACGCAGGTCGTAGCGCATCAGGGCCTCGTCCTCCATTTTATCAAAGTCCACCTGGGTAGCTTCCAGGTAAGGGGTCAGGTTACCGGTGCGCTGGTAGTAATCCACCGCTCCTTTAATGTACTCATCCGGGTATTCGGGCTTATTGGATTCCAATTCTGTATAGGATGTCCAAAGCTCTTCGGGAGATTGAAAGCGGCCCCCGGTCAGGGTACTGAAATCAGGCTGATCGTCTGCCGGTGGTTGTTCCGGTGGGGTATCCTGATCACCTGTCTCAGGAGTTTCGGGAGTGTCGTTTATTTCTTCCTGGCTTTCCTGGTTTTCTTCGGTCTGAAAATCTTCGGGTGTTGCTTCGGAAAAGTCGATGTCCATAGTGATTCGTAATTATCTATTGGCAAAAGTCAAGGGATTACACCGGGGGGTTGCAAAAAAACAGGGGGGTCAATTTTAAGCCCCTCCCATTGCATCCCTGGCCATATCCATTGCCTTCATACTCTGGTCTTTCTCTGCGGACAGTTCCAGTTCGCTCATACGGTGTTTATGGCGCAGGTGTTCAAATTCCACTTCCAACCCCTTTTTGTGGGATTCCAAATCCTTTTTGAGTTCATTTTCCAGTTGGGCGGTGCGCTGTCGTTCCTGCTCCTGGGCCACTGCGGATTGCTGTTCGGCCTCCACACGGTCCCGTTGCAAGGTCATTTGGTGGTTTTGGGTTTCTTTCCTGCGTTTGGCAAAGCGGTAGGATAGTATCTCCTGGGCTTGTTTCAGGTTATCGGTAGATTCAATTAAGAAGATGTCTTCCGGTTGCAGGCCACCGTCACCGGCATATTTAGTAGCGTATTCCAGGAGCCTTTGCCGGGCCATTTCATCCGGGCGTATTTCCAGGTTGATCCCGAAAACGTGTGCCGGGAGCTTTTCTGAGGCTTTCCAGTATTCTACGGAATTCGTGCCCAGGCTTCGTTTATAACCGTCATAGCCTTTACCGTTCTGAATAATGTCCTGGATACGAAGCAGCATATCCCCACAGGCCCTTTCCAAAATATCCCGTTCACCATCCAGGATATAATACAGGGCGTTGTTGCTGCCTTCCTGGGCCATTGCTGCTACGGAGGTCAGGGTACGGGCATCGGGAGTGCTGCCATCCGTGAGTTCATTTAAGCCGGTAATATCCCGGATCAGTTGGATGTTGTTGATGATCTGGCCGTAGTAGAAAGTAGCATCTTTACCCACCCCGTTTTCCAGTTCTTCAATAGGTTTGGCACTGGAATACCCGGACTTGGGATCATACCTGCGGTACACCAGGACCCCTTTTTGAAGGAACATATCTACCACGTCCTCCGGGTCCATGACCTCACCCCCTTCACCCAGGGGCACACTTTCAATGGCGGTAAAGTCAATGGCGATACCTTTTGGCCTGGCTTCGGCTATGACGTTTTGAAGCTTGAGCCACAGCACTTGTATTTGATTGACCACCGGAATGATCTGCTCCATAATCCCCAGGGGTTCCATATCGTACATATCAGGGGCGTACAGGTGATAGCTGAAGGTGGTTTCATGCAGGGAGCCTTTCTTGCGTTTTTGGTTCTCCACTTTACCGGCATTATAGAGGTAAGGAGTGCCGATCACCAGGGAACCTTTATACAGCACTTTAGCAGACCGTTGGAAGCTACCGGTTTCCCCTTCTTTAGGCTTGGAAAAGGTAGGATTGCCGTCAGGGTCCTGGCCGGGGTCAAAGGAGTAATCATTGACGGTCATAAATTCCAGGTGAACCACCCGCACCTTCAAATTATCTTCCCCTGGCTGATTATTACGTCCGGGAGGAATTTCCCGGCTGTTACCGTATTTACCCAGGCACTGCTCGGTGATCTTCTTCCAGTCTTCACCGGTCCATTTGTCGCCTACCACATCTTTAAGTTCACCAATGGTCATATCCTCCACTTCCCCGATATGGCTCAGGTCGGAAAAATCAGCGTGTTCGCAATAACTGGAGATCAGTCGAAAAGGTGAAATGTGCCTGATCCGTACCCGCTCATTGTGGTCGATGTACTCCCTGATCCCGGCCACACCAAAATCAAACAGATCTTTTTTGATGCGCCGGCTGATTTCCTTATACCGGTTCTCATTCAAAACCACTTCCAGGGCGGTTTCCGCTTCAATCGCCATGTTGTGCTTATTGGTAAACCGGGCCTGCATTTCAAATTCTTCCAGGTCTTCCGGTTCACCAGGATTCTTTTGTAGCATGGACTGGCGACTGAGCGGTGATCCCTGGAACTCCTGGCGCATTAATATCCGGGAGCGGATTTCATTAAAGTGCTTTTCCTGCTCACTTTTCGCAAGTTGGTCAATGGGCGTTGCCAGCACATTGTATTCTACCTTGTTGAGCTTGCCCAGGGCCAGTCTGCGGAATTTGGCGGCTATCGGGAGTACGCGAAGGTCCAGCTTGATCCAGCTTTCGTCTTCTTCCAGGTCCACCCCCATTTGTTCTTTATACTGGTTCACGGATTGTTTGCCCCGCGAGTATTGCAGTATTTCATGGAATTTGGAGGCTTGACTGTAGAAGGTCTTACCCTCACTGTCGGCTTCGTGCCATGCCGCTTCGATGAACTGGCGTATCCAGTTTTCATCCTTTAAAGAGGGGTGAATATGATGGGAGGGATACGAATAATGAGTACGTGAAAACATTAGCGTTGTGGTAATCGGATTTTATGTTTCTTGAATAGTTTGCTGCGTTTGATCTTACTGCTGACAGTCGGGGCGGGTACCAATACCCGGTCTGCGATCAGGGCGTAGCCTGCGGCCATAGCAAGGTCAAACTTGGTGGTGTTCTCGATTCTGAAGGCCAACCAGTCTTCGATCAGTCTTTGAAAGGGTACTTTATCGCAATGCTCTTCGATATAGACCGCTGTGAATTGGGCAATGTCTTCATGGGATTGCGTAGAACCCGGCAGGCCGGGAGCGTTACGCTTAGGTAGCCATTGCAGGAATTCCTGGTACCCACGTTGGTCAAAATAGAGTTCCATCGCGGGCTTGTTATTTTCAAAGAGGATTTCACAGCCGTAGAAATAAGCTGTTTTGATCATGTCCTCATAGAAAATATGCGGGTTTGAAGGCCGGGCCAGATATGCGCAAACAAAGGTGTTGGAGAATTCAGGGTCATAAGATGAAGCCCTTTTGTACACCATTGCCGCCCCATTGGAAAACCGCCCATCCTGGGTCTTTTTATGGTCAAAGGGGTCTACACCCATTGAGAACAGAAAGCGGTTCCCCGGAATAATAGAGTGGCCTCTTTTGGTGACCCGGTTAACATCCTTTTCCTGGTCGTCAAATCCCCAGGCCAATAACCATTTACCGTCCTTATTAGGAAAGAATACTACTTCGGTATCCTTCTCATTGTCTTTCCATTCGAAGTTACCACGGGTAAAGCGTGGATCGCCCCAACTGAGAATGTCTAACTGATCCTGTAGTTTATCGGAATTATAGATACAATCATCCGCTTTGATACGGAACGCCTCTTCAATATTGGTCGGGTTCTTATGTATGAACTCCGAGTATTTCTTTTGATTGGAGCGCAGATCATCCTTGATGGCGTTGATCTCAATAAGGGCCTTGGCACTATCGCACTTTCCGAACTTGTCAAACTCCCAGGTGTCCTGGGCGGGTATGAAATAACGGTATAAACCGGAACGGGTACGACCGTCACTTAATCGTTCAGCCGGGTCACTCTCGTTCCATATCTCTTTATAGAGTTCGATCTTACCCTCAATCTCTTCTACAGTGGAAGTGAACCACGCTTTACCAATCACTTTTTTAGCCTCCATCAGGCAGAACTTGTGGACCTCCCACCGCTTGTACACATCGGCCTCGGTGGTCTTGAATACCTCGTCTACCAAATAGTAGTGCAGCTTATACCCATCATAGGCGTATTCATCCGATGCCCGGAAGTCAATGGTGCTTTCCAGTTCTTCCTTATCTAGGTCTTGTTCAGCCTTTTTCCCTTTGGTGGTTGGCCGGAAAAAGGATAGTTCTGATTTGGGGGTCAATCCCTGTGCGGTATCATATACAGGGCGAAAGAAGTCGGCCAGTTTTTTGAACTGCTGAATGATGGCCTTCTTAAATACCTTTTTTGAATCTGTATTGGTTTTGGACTGAATACCCCCGTTGGCCTTGCGAGTCCGGGAAACCCCTTCCAGGGTCCAGCAACCACCCTTATAGGTCTTCCCCGCACGTCTGCGTGTTACCGTGAGCATCCCAAGACTGGAAGGGTCGTGATCCACAAAGCAGCGGAAGTAGAATTCCAGGCGGTCAGGATCGCGGTAATCCGGGTGCCCGGAAGTGGTGTCGATCTCGTAATAGTTGAGATAGAAGTAGTGCAGGCCGGTTATATAGGTAGGTTCACCGTCCAGCATGAACCAATACCCGTAAAGCCGCCTTTGCCACTCCTGTTGCCTGAATTCTTCCAGTTCAGGATCGGTGTAATTGGGATTCTGCTCTAATAGGGCCTTTTCTCGTTGGACTTTGGAACGGTAATTATCCGGTAGGGGAGTGGTTTGGAAAATCTGGTTGTTCCGGTCCTGTGAGGCTGACATCACCGGGCAGTCAATCAGCTCCTTTCTATGATGGTTCCAGACCTTGCCTATCGGGGGTACCCAACAGTCCAGCCCTTGAACATGGACAATTCTGCCGCCAGGAATAGGGTGTAGCATAGGCTATCGGCTTCCTATGCTTTCCGGGGTCCACCGCTTTTCAATGATCATTTTTTCAGCGGTTTCCTTATCCCCGTAGAGTTCCCGGTAGTACCCTTCCAGGCGTTTGTGTATCTCATCGCAAGTATCCATGAGCTTGGATTTTAAGTCCGCTGCCTGGATTGCATCTTTATCTCCTTTGTCAGATTCAACCGGGGTTAATAGCCGTTCCTGGTACTCGTAAAAAACCTGCTCGTTGGATACGATCATAGACCACACCCGGTTGTGGATGCTCTTTAACCATTCGTCAAGGATGGACATAAATACTTTATCCTTGAAATCAAATATCCTTTGCAAGGCCGGGCCTTCTTTCAGGCCGGCAGCTTTGGCACACTCCTTTTTGCGCAACTTTATATCTGCGATGATTTGTTTGAAAGGGCTTTTGGGGTCGTACATCAGAAGGATGTACCAGAGTAATTCATTCCGGTCTTTACGGTGGCAGTGGGTCAGGGTGTTGAGATTACCCAGGTGTGGAAATCGTTCAATGAGATCGGTGCCGGGTTGGACCTTAGAAAGGTCTAGGGTCATGGCGGCTAACTGATCCGGGTTAACTAGGTGCATGGGTTAAGGGAATGGGTTACCGCAAATGTTCCCCGATTCCCCCGGAGCGTTGTAAAAAAATCAGGTGGTTAAATTTCCTATTTTAGGGTTTCAGAATGAAGAAGTATCGCCCGTCACTACTTGAACACGAAAAGCAGGAGTTAAAGAGCTTGTCTAAGCTTAACTTCTCCAATTACAAGGAAACTGATGTTCGTGAAGAGTTTCTTAGACCTCTTGTTCGTATTCTTGGCTATAAAAAAGAATCTCAATACTCTGTTTCAACTGAAGATGGGTATAAACTTCACCCTTTCTTTCTTTCCGTAGGTCGAACCAGGGTTGAGTTGGATTATCTGTGTAGTATTCGTAAACAATATTTCTGGCTGATTGAAGCAAAGCCTGGGAAATGTAAAAATCCCAATAATCCTCCCGAAATTAAAGCCAAGGAAATTGAGCAAGCTTATTTTTATTCGCTTCACCATGAGGTTAATTGTCCCTATTTCATTGTTTCAAACGGATGGTTTACTAATCTATATTCTAGGGATGAGATTGATGCAGAAGGAACACCGGTATTGAGCATTCCACACCATGAAATAGCGGATCGGTTTATGGAGTTAGATGGCTACGTTGGAGCCACCCAGATATTACCATTTCTAAAAGAAAAGATCCTGCAACAAATTAGGAAGACCTTATCCGCAGAAATTGTGGTGGATCGGTTGTCAGAATTCCATGATGAGGTTGAAAAGGCCCTAGCATCTGTAAAGCCAAAGGTCAGGGAAAATTTACGACCAATTGTAGACCAGAAACCTCACATACACCAAAGTTTGGTGGATATGATCCGCGATCCTGAAATCAAACTTTTTCAGATTGTATCTCAGTTATTTGATGGGCCGGCACCGCGATATTACCTCAAACAAGTATCTGAAGAAGTTTCAAGTAGGATTATGAGTGATGAAGTGGAAAGGGCTCCCAGCCGATCAGCCCTTTTCTTTAGTCAACTCTTATTGACTGACAAAACTTACAGTGTGAGCCATAATTTCTATTTCAATGTTCTGTACTTTCTTTTGTATTTAAGAGGCAGAGGTATTAATGCCATCTATGCTTTTGGTAAGGGTCGTGATCCATTGGACTTTGATGAGGCATTGAAAGGATACTTGGATTTGACCTTGTTTCATCTTAAACCTAACGAAGTGCAAAGGGTCTTATGGCTGGTTGAGAGAGAGACGGAAGGCTTTGTTAAACTATTTATCACTCTGCATAAGGATTCACGCGACAGTATTATTACTAATGTGGAACTCAAGAAATACTTTCTTGAGGAAATCAATCTGGTGTTTAATTCTGGCTCAGGTCATGCTAAGGTTGAGCTAGTTGAGAAAATCATGTCACATGCTATGTCATCATTTTATCAAAAATACACCAGCAAAGACGGCAGAGAGTTTCGTGTAAATCTGGCGAAACAAGAGCTAAAGTCCTTGAGACAGCGGAATAAATCAGCAATTGAGAGTAATAAAGCCTTGTACCATCAGGTGAATAAAGAACTTGGTGACTCCTGGCAAACTTTTGAGTGGGGTATTATTCAAGATGAATGCGCGGATAGTTTGGGCCGGGGAATATGCGCGGTGTTGAATGAATTCCCGGATCATTGCAAGGAATTACTAACTCAGGATCACAAAGACAGGCTACGGCACTTGGCATCGTTGGGGAATTATAGCTTCGCAGAAGAGCTATGTACAAAGCTGGACCTTAGCTGGAAAAAAAACTTGACGGATAAGGAAAGGACTGAAGGACTAAAGGCCCTATTTGAAATTTGACTATGGAGTACTTTAATATTGAGATTAAAGGTCGAGAAATGAGGCCGGGTTACATTGTGTATGTCGTACAGTTAATACATCCAACGTTTGGAGTTTACTTTTATGTTGGGCAAACCGGTGATAGAAAGTACACAACTGCGAGGCCTGCTTTAAGAAGATTCGCAGGTCATCTTAGCGACAGAGGCTATGTTACCGAGAACCAGGTTTACAGGGCTGTGGCAGTTAAAATACTTGGATTTGAAGAAGGTAAAAATAGAAAGGCCTTTTCAAAGGAAATAAAGCAAGGCGTTTCGGAATTTTTTGACCGGGCTAAAACAGTAATGCATGTTTTCCCTATCAGAGATTTTGACTTTAATACAACTGAAGAACAACACAAAGTTGATCGGGAATACGTTGAAATGCTGGAAGGTAAATTGCTGATTAGACTTTCGGAAATAGCGGGCCGGGATAGGGTGCTGAACAACAATATCCGTTTTTTCAAACACAAACTTTCTATCGAAGAGCAGACTTGGATGAAAGGTGTTTTTCACAAGTTGCACTTGCAAAACTCTGAATTGGTCTGAACCGATGGTTTACAACTTAGATCAAATGATTAAAGACTTCCCGTAACTATCTCCTTAATCTTTCCTGTTAATTCCAGTTCCATACGTTTCAATATATCTAAGAACTCCTTTCGCTTTTGATCTTCCAAAGCAAATGTTACCATAAGCCTTTCCTCAAGCGACTCTGAGTACTTTAGTCTATTAAAGATTTTATGTAGGGTATAAACTGTTTTATCCTCAAGGGGATACTTCTCAATATAATAAGCGATCATATCGACTCTGGCCGGAACCCACTTATCCCGATCATACAACCTGTTCTGATTAAGGGCAATTTCGAAGAATTCATTTCCAAATCCATTGGCTGCAAGGTGGGTGTGTGTCCAGTCATCTTGGGGCCGACAATCGGTTGCTTTTGAAATTAGTAATTGATTAGCCTCCTTGATCTCAGAAAAGGGTATGGCTCCATGAGAAAAAAGAACTGCAACTATTTTAAATACAAGGGTTTTTAATCTCCAGGCTCGTTTGGTCCAGATCTCACGAATTTCTGAGGCGCTATATTCAAATTGGCTAAAGGTTTCAGGATAAACATTAATAATAGCTAGATCATGCCCATTAGTTTTGAGGTGGTTTACAAGGCTACGAACCGTTTGATCATTACAGTTTTGGAATACAAGTTTTACAATCTTGGTGACCGTGGTTTCATACATATCCTCAAAAGCAAAGTCGTGTCCGATTTTCACAAACAAGGTTTTCCAGAATTCATCTAGTTCATCAATTCTTACGGCTTCATCAATTTCTTTAATTAAGGAAGTAGGGTCTGTATTTGGCGGTGTATAATGTGGATCATAATGGCGATAGAACTTATTAAGAAGACTTTGCATCCCTCCTTCAATGGTTATCTTTTGAAGGTTGCTTTTTAAAAAACTCCAGAAAGCTTCAGTGTGATGGGCTTCAATTTCATTGTCTTTAAAATGAGCACAGTCGTTACGTCTGTCCTTCCAGTATTTGATTTGCTGTCTAATGTTCTCAGAGATATTGAAAATAGGAGCTTTACTATTAATCAATTGCTCGAAAACCTCCTTTTCCCATCTGTCATCATCATTCAAATCCTGTATCAGTTTGGTCCATCTGCCGGTTTTTAATTCTGGTGGAGCATCCGATTTTATGATCAGTTCCTTAATGATAGTTAGGAAAGCCAAATGACTAAATAGTAATGAAGCTCGATACGCTGAATTACGATAACAGGTAAACGATTCCTCAAACAGTTTCATAACGTTAAGGCTGTGGTCTTTTTCCCTGATCCAGCTTTCAAAAGCTATTTTCATATTTCCGGGTATATTTATTTAACAAAGGCAAATTCATGCAATCAATAGTAACCAAACTTTCAAATATTTCCTTGGAAACGGCCAATGAACCTGAAATTAGGGAATATCTAAAATCAATCGGGCGGCACCCGGTAGCGATTCATATCCTTCGTCCCGGTGATAAGATAATAAGAGCCAGGTTGAATGAGGAAAAGCCTTTTGATCATATTTCAAAGCTTTCCTATAAACCGCAGATATACAATAAAGAGTATCAAAGGGCCAGTACTCCTGGCAGAACTATGTTCTATGGGGTTGTTTTTCCTGGAGAGGATGATAAGCAAGCCCCAAAGCCACGAATGACAATAGTGCACGAAGTAAGTACGTTTGCCCGTGAAATAGATTCAGTAGGGGAGCAACAAATAACATTTAGTGTGTGGTCTGTTAAAAGTCCTATTGAATTAGTTGCCATCATTCACCACCAATATTTTCAGCGGCCCCTGAAATTCGCCAAGAACCTCCTAAACAGTTTCTATCGGGATTTGGAAAAATATCCAGAATACAAAGAAATTGGAAAGGCCATTATGGATTACTTGTCTAATGAATATGCCAAATTACCCAGGATAGGGCACCACGAGGACTATATGATCTCAGCTATATACTCGGATTTAGTAGCCACAAAATATGATGGGGTTCTTTATCCAAGTATGCGAATGGCAGGAGAAGGACTAAATATTGCTATTACTCCTGAAGCAGCCAATGGCAAATTGGAATTTATCGGTGCCAGTGAATGTACTATTTACAAGAATGGACTTAGAACTTTTATTGGTGGCAATACAGAAGCTAAGTGGCAAGAAGATGGAAAAGTGAGCTTTGGACCACTTTCGCGACCACACTTGAGTACAAAGGAAGAAGGTAGAGCCATTGTTGGTCTTAGGCAGTGAATATTGAAGATTGATTCAGATACCACAAATGCACCGCATCCGCTTCATTATCATCAATGGGCACAATACTATACCTGTCCTTGCAAGTAGTCATCATTAAGGCTTTAGAGGCTCGACCATTACCAGTAGCGAACTTCTTGATCTCAGAAGCACTGTAGCTGCGGTACTGAATTCCGTTTTCATCGCACCAGTTTTTCAACACTCCATGCAGTTCCGATTGATGGATCAGGGCCGCTTTGTGACGGCCAGAAGTACGCTCAAACACCACCATATCCAGCTTCACCAGGGAATGGATTTCATTTAGCTTGGCCTTGAAACGAATGAGCTTCATGCCCCCACTTTCATCCCTTCTGGTTTTAAGGTCCCACACCCCATGTTCGTTAGGGGAAAGGCACCAGCCTGTTTTAGTAGCTACATCTAGTGCTAATACATTCATTCTTAATCGTGATCAGGGCTTAGGTAAAATGGTGAAGTCTCGTAGTAATGCCGTGGCCCGGCATAATCCGATTCAATCTCGTTGGCTTTTTGGGGTTGTGTAGCCAGTAGGTCTTCCTGTTGCATAACGAAGTATTCTTTGTCCTCGATAGTGTTGATGAAATCCGCGTTTTTCGAAAAAACCACCCGGTCACCAGCCTTGACATTCAAAGCCGGTTGATCCGTTTTCGGCTGGCCTATGAAGC